CCAGACCCCGGCTAACTTGATGATGACCATGACTACCAGCGGCTCAGCATATTCAAACGCTTTTGCCAGCACCGGGTTCATTTCCCGATGGCCCATCTTGAGTGCCGTCAGCGTCGTCCAGATGTCTAACACCTGAAGCACTGCGAAGATCAGCAAGAAGACGGTGTTGGCGGTCACTACGCAACCCACGGCAACGGCGGCGACACAATCGGCGGGTTAATCTGGTTTTGGATCTGCTGCTCTACAGCGGCTTCGTTTGCGTCCTTGTCCACACCGTTCGCCCAGCACCAGCCCAGCACTTGCTCTTGAGTCAGATCGGGGTAGGGCGTGAAGGTCGGGCCTTGGGTAACAGAAAATCCACAGGTACTGTAAGTTCTTCCAGAATACTCTCCGTCCACACCGACACATTGCCAATGCGCCGTGACTACATAGTCAGCACCTTCAGGAGCCTGCGGAAGGCAATCCAGTTGCAAGATGTTCCAAGTGATTACAGTACTCATTGTTTAGATACCTCTTCAGATTTGGGCAGGTGCGGTTCCACCTGTGCTTTCAGTTTTTCAAACAAGGGCCACGCGCCTTGGCTCGTCGGGAGTGACCCGACAAGGTTTGTCAGAGCCACGGCCTCAGATAGGGTGAGTGACACGTTCAGTTCAACGTCGGACATTATTTAGTCTCCAATTCTGCTACGCGCTTACGCAAAGACTGCACTTCCTTAATCAGCATCGGAACCAGTTTGCTGTAGTCCACGCCCCATGATCGCTTTAATTTTTCAACGTCATCTGGGTCACCGGGAGAAACCGCTTCTGGTGCAACTTCGTGTAAGTCTTGAGCCACCACGCCATAACGAACATGACCGCCTTCTTTCCAGTCATGTTTGACAATTTCAATCGCGTCAATAACCGACCCTGCGTCATCAGCAGGAAAAATGTTTTCTTTTAGGCGACGGTCAGAAGTGGTGTTGTAGGCCACAGCATTGGTTTGTGCAACTCTAGTAACTGAACCGATACCGTTTCCGTTTTCATTTACCCATTGTGCAAATACTGCGTTCGTTGTGTTGGTAGTTGTGTCAACACTTAGGCCAACCCCATTATTAACAAGAGTGGCTGTTGGATTAAAACTAACAGAAAGTTGTGCAAAAGCATTTGGGTTGGTTCTATTGATACCAACCGCTCCCCCACTCGTGATGCGTGCGCGTTCGGTGTTGTTGGTAGAGAATGCTAGATGCGCGTTAAAGAAATTGTTGATGTTGGAAGAGCCTTCAGAGTTGTTATAACTTAAACGCAAACCTTCTGTTGTCGATGCTCCACCGCCGATTAAAAGATAACCAACACCTGCATTGCTAATAGCAAACCTTCCCAATTCACCTGCCTCTGCTCTTACATCAACACGGGATAAAGGGCTTGTAGTACCAACCCCCAAATTCCCATCTTTTGTCAACGCCATCAAAGTTGACGAGTTGTACTGAAACATCAACTCATCGTTAGCGTTTGAGAATGTGCCTTGGACAATCCAGTTGTTTGTATCGGCAGTCAGTTTCAAGTACGGGTTATTTCCCGCGCCAGAAGTTTTAATTTCTGCATACGGATTGCCGCTAGTGTTAACGAAGATATTTCCCGCAACTTCTAACTTCTGACCCGGACTGCTCGTCCCGATGCCGACGTTGCCATCAACGATAAGGCCGTTTGTTGGGGGAGTTGTTGAAAGATACCCAGCGCCGATGCTTAATGCGCGAATACGACTGGTTCTGTCAGTTCCGCCATTAACAACAAGTGCGTAACCCCCGCTATCGCCATCAATGCGTAGCCCTTCACTCGCTGCTGTTTGAACAACCTGTAATTTGCTTACCGGACTGCTCGTCCCGATGCCGAGGTTGCCTGCCGCCGTGATGCGTGCTTTTTCTGCCCAAGCAAAACCGTTGTAAGTCCAGAACGCTATGGGCTGTCCAGTTGATTGAGTATCTGCCGCGATAATTCCAGCGCCAGCAGAATCGTATCCAAGAACAATTCCCGGCTGATCTGCATTGACTGCGGCTGTACTATGAAACCTTGCAACGCGATATCCGGTTCCAGAAAAACCAACTGCTGTTCCTGTAGAAACGTCAACAGGAAGCGACGGATTGCTCGTCCCGATGCCGAGGCCGGTGGAGGTGAGGCGCATACCTTCGGTCGTGTTGTTGTACTTAAAAACAAGTTCACTCTGCGATGCAAGAAATGTAATTCCACTTGGAAGAGCAGAAAAAGTAACTGCACCTGATACGCCGTCGGTAAGACGAAAGCCACCGTCACCATCAATTCCAAGCGCCCAGTCACGCGCAGTCGCGCTAGTGCGGGAAAATAAAACAGAACTTGGGCTGGCATTATTGACGAATGTTGCTGTCGTGCCGTTATACGTCAGCGCACTCCCACTCGTCGCCACCTTGCTGCCGTTCAAGAACAACACGCCGTTGGCGGTGCCGCCGTTCATTGTGACGGTGCTTGAGGAGGTCAAGGTCGTGAACGATCCTGCCGCTGCCGTAGAGCCGCCGATCGGCGTGCCGTCAATCGTGCCGCCGTTGATGTCGACAAAGTCATCCATGAAAATGACATTTGTGCCGTCAACATAAAGATGCGCTTTGCGACCACTTGAAACCGTGATGCCAGTGCCAGCAGAGGTCTTGACCGTAATGCTCTGAGATCCAGTCGTGTTGTTCTGGACGATGTACTGCTTTTGGATCGTCGGGACGACGAGCTCGCGCGTGGCCGTGAGGCTCAAGCTCGAGGTGACGTTTAGCACCAGCGCACGCGCGGCCTGCGCAGCGTTAGTGTCCGTATAGGTCAGCGTCAGGTTGGCATCCGACGTGTAATTCGGATTGCCGTAGCCGACGATGGCTTGCTCGAGCGCGGTGCCGAGATTGGTATTGGTGATCGTGCCCCAGGTGCCGGAGTTTTCGCCGGTCGCCTGTAACTCAATCTTTAGGTTTGTAGAGTACGTACTAGCCATAACATCTTTCCTCTAAGTAACCACCTGCGTCCACGTTACTGTATTGCCATCGTTGACTATGACCCAATTTTGTGTTTGCGAGTCGTCAACATTCTGCCAGTTAGGTGTTTGATTGTCATTAATCACGCTCCAGATGAGCACGGAGCCTACCTGACCCGTGGCCGAAACGCCGGTAAGTGTGACATCTGCATTAGAAGTAGTAGTGACCGAGCCTACTTGGCCGGTCGCAGAAACCCCAACAACAAGTACATTTTGCTCTGTGGTAACAGAGACAGTGCCCACAGGCGCGCTGGCGCTAACCCCCGTGAGGCTAATACTGGCCGTGCCTGTTGCTTGCACAAGGCCAACGGTGCTCGTTGCCTGTAGGCCTGTGACAAGAACATCGGTGCCTTCTTCAACGGTAACGGAACCGACCTGCCCCGTGCCAGCAACCCCCGTAAGCGAAACACTGCCGGTGCCTGTAATAGTTGCAGTGCCAACCGCACCCGCTGCCTGCACCCCCGTTAGAGAAACAGTTACATTAGCTACAACGGTGACAGAGCCAATAGAGGCTGTGGCTTCAAGCCCGGAAACTGGGACATTGGCTTCAGCGTTTACCGTGACAGTGCCAACAACGCCTGTGGCCGAAACGCCGACAGGACTGACATCTGCGGTGCCGGTGACTTGAACAGGGTTTACAGATCCTGTGGCCCCAAGACCTGTAACCGAAACATTCGCCCCTGCCGCGGCAGTGACCGTGCCTACCGTCCCAGTAGCTGAAACGCCTGTGAGGCTGACATTTGCATCAGCCGTCGTAGTAACGGAGCCGACTTGGCCGATCCCCGTCGGAAGTGCCGCGAGGCTTTCACCCCAAGGATCGTCCCCCCAGCCTACGCCAGAGGCATCCCATCCTTGGAAAGCAATAACAACATCGGCCACTTATCGCCTCAAGTTAGGCGATACGAATAATAGCGTTGGTCGAATCTGCCGTTGGAAAAATAATAGTGAACGTGCCGCTTGTTGAAGTCTTTGATCCACCAAAGTCCAACACGCACACCGTAGGATCCCCAGCCGCAGAATCGTTATAAATCAACGCTCCAAAAGCAGTGATCGTAGCACTTGTAAACGACAAGTCTGCAAAATCCGTAAACGCGGTGGTGCTTGAACTTGTTGGAGTAACATTGGTTAATGCCCCTCCCCCCGCTGAATACGTGCCGGAGTTGGCTACCTCGTTAGTAGCTGTGTACGCCGTAGTCGCAGCCGTAAAAGACGCGCTATTGTCGTATAGGGCTAACTTAAAGGTGTTGCCCGTGCTTGTCGTAAAATTATGCACCGCCTTCATCAGCTCTACTTTGAAGCTGGTGCACATAAAGTTGCCTGTGAATGCCATCTTACTCTCCTAACAAATGAACCAGCTCTGAATGTCCCGCCTCACGAAGCCGATTAGCGATCGTTAGACGGTCCTGCTCAACGGCCTCCCTTAAATAGAAGGCGACCACATGCTCAACCTGCGCTTTAAATGCTCGCGCCTGCGCCTGAACAGTCGGATGCGACTGATCCCCGACGAAAATAATCTTGTCCGATGCCCGTTGCGCAAGTTCTTCGGTTGTCCACCCCCTGTTTTGGGTGGTAGCAACTGAAACACCGCTCATCACAATAGGCATTTCTACCGTAATCATGGACCAGGTGACTCCGATTTTAAAGGTACGCGGATCATACCATCGCGATACTCGTCACGGCGGCGGCGACCCTGCTGCTCGATGCCGAGGGCTTGGATAGATTGTTTGTAGGTGTTGTTAAAGTATTGAAGCATGTCAGGGGGGCCTTTAGTGTAGCTGTACGCCTGGAGTAAACAAGCATAAAGAAGCGCCTCTGGGGCATTAACACTTATCCAAGTTGTGGTGTTGGTCGACGAAAGCTGCGCTGGTCTATAGATATAACCAAGCTCGACAACAAAATTAGCGTTTGGAGTCGGCGCAACATAAAAAGTATCTTGATCCCATACAGAGTAATACCTTGGCACGCCCGTAGTGGCCCCATTAGGCCAGTACTCTTTCATAAAAGACGTATCGCGAAAGTCTAAAAAGATTTGATTGTTATCAGAAGTAATCATGATGTACCGATGCGTTAAAATATCGCTCGGTGCAGCCAGGAATTTATTTCCAGAGGTCATCGTGCCACTGACTTCAAGCTTAAACACGTCTAAATCAATGTCACGAAGGATTTGACTCTCTGCCATTGTAATAAACGTATTAATTACCGCGTTAGTAAACACGTTAGCGTCTACTTCAGTATAGTTACGAATATTTGTGACTAGTTCGTCGTATGTCATGACGTATTAACCGTAACAGAACCAACAACGCCTTGTGCAATAAGAGACTGCCCTACTATATAAGGACGCATGTCGTTGGTGTTTCGTGCTGAACCAAAACTCTGGAACGCAGAAAACCCAGGTGCCCCTACAAACACTGAAACGGGTTCAATGCGATCGGGTCGCGGATCTCTTAAAGCAATTGCATCGCTTGTATAACGAAGCGGCTCGAGTTGTGGTTCTTTTGGCTCGTAATCATCTGGGCAAACCATATAGCCTTGCCACTGTTTACGCAGGACTGTATACGGGTAACGCTGACCACAAAAGTCACACAGCGCGTAAGAAAACTTGCCAGTTGCGTAAGCCACTTAATACCCCATATCAGGCACAAATTGCACACTTGCTGTGTCTCGATCTTCGGATGCGGCCCGATTAAAATCTTCGTCATAAATCATTTTTAATGCCTGGGTGCGCTCAGGCGCAAACTTTAAAGAAAGTTGATAGGAAAGCCCCGAGACTAGGCAAGGCAAAAAACGGAAGTTAACGTCCGTGTCATTTGTGTATATACCAGCGTCTTGGATTCGACGAATTCGGTAGTACACAAAGGTGTAGGTCTTATCAGCCGCTGGATATAAAAAAACTTTTGGCGTGTTAGTGCGCTCTACATAAAACTGTGAAGGACGTGCTTCAGAAGCTTTGTCTGGCACATTTAAATAGTCTTCGCGGCTGATACGCTCAATGTAGGTGTCGGTGATTGTGCCTTGAATGTTTTGACGAATAACCGCCTCAAGCACATTAACCGTATCAGTCGGAAGATTAACCTCGTTATCGCCTTGGCTTAAAGAAAGAGTAGCTTTTTCAATAGTCCAGAGGTTTAAGCCCCTGTTAGCCCAATCCAGAAACAACAAACCGAGTGAGCGGCGCGCGGTGTTTAAGTGATAGCCACTCGTTGGTCGCATGCCGCAACGCTCAAATGATTCTTCAACCAAATCATCAATAGACAGGTTGAAGTTTGTAGTGCCAGAAGTAGCCATTTATCAACCGCAAGAACCGCCATCCCGAAACTTCTTAACCTTCTTCTTTTTAGACATGCCGCCTCCACGCATGGGCATAGGCATAGGCATACCACCACCACGCATACGCATTGGTTCGCCGCCATGCATCATGCCCATGGCCATTTCTTTATGCTGATTCATAGCGCCACCGCCACGCATCCTGACGACTTTAGGAGTTTTTTTACTAGGCTTAGAAACTACTTTGTTTCGTGGGCCACTGCTTACTGCACCACCACCACGAGTGGCTATACCCATTCCACGTCCGGCCATGTCACTACCCTCGCATTGCGCGACCACGCGCACTTTTACTGGTTTTTTTCATAGCACGTCCAAACTTGTCGGGCGTGCCCCCTTTTTTCATTTTACCAACACCATCAGCAGCAAAAAACGGAACTCGTTTACCGCCTTTTACTACCATCTTTAGTTTACTAGACATTTTTAAATCCTCGAGCCCCTGAGCTCATCAAGTTTAAACTCTAGACGATTGAATCTTTGATCAACGTGTGCAACAAATTTCTCAATCCGATCATCTACCTCTTTACGTGTAATGTGATCCCTTGCAATTTCTTCACGAGTCTTGTTTAACAAGATATTTAATCTAGCAATCTCATCAAACTTACCCTTTAACACAAAACCCATTCCTGTCATCACTGCTGACAAAATAATATTCCAGACCATGATCTCCATGTGTTAACACTTCCATCTTCTGCGTGCTTGTCGGATGCGGCTATTAGGATCCCTTGCCGCCTCTGGGTACATCCTCATCTGCCCGGCCGAACGCGCACAAAAAGATTTGCGGCGTTTAGCGCGAGCAGGGCCAGGGTTGCTTTCGGTAACTGCGGTTTGAAGTTTGCTACCAGGATTAGCGCGACGATAAGCCGCCACGCCTTGCTTGGTCATACCCGCACCTTGCTTAGTAGGACGAAAATTGCCACTTTTAACAGAAGTAGCGATACCCATGCCTTTTCGCACGGCACCCCCGCCTCGAAGAGCAACCCCCATCCCAGCACGTTTCACTAGGCTGGCGCTCCACCCACAAACAACACCATGACGCTCAGTACTTCTGCCGAAGACAACGTGGCATGCACGCCGTCCGTGGCCAAAATACCGTCGTCCGGGATGATGATGTCATAAGCACCGGCAGCGGCCGGAGTCTTGATTTCCATCACCGTCGTGCCACCAGATCCTCCCGTTTTTAGGGTGATCGCAGCAGCCGTCCCCGTGCAGGTGTAGTAGACGCCTTGAAT